ATCTCTGATTTAAACTGTGAACGTTTAAAACTATCTAGGTCATTGTATGCAATGGGTATGAAAGTTGCAGCTGTATCTACGCTATGCCAAGACTACCGTGTCTTCGATGCTATGGCTATGTCAAATACATTTTGTCCTTTTATGGGGCAGATAGGTGCTGATGCACAGCAAGCATGGGAAAAAAATTGGGAGTTAATTCCAGAAGGTTCTACGATTAAAGATTTATATATACCACCTCCAACAAAGAGAATTAAAAGTGACACACCTATTCAACTTGAGCCTAAAAACGGCATCATTGGTTTTCTTCTGGCTCTTCTTATCTTATAGAGTTGCGGCCGATGTTTCTACCTGTCCTACCAACGTAGTTGGTTTGTGTGACCCATCTGTTATTGAGAGTGTTGTATCTGAAACTGTAACTGAAAGCTTCAATGAGGCTAATGGTATTACAACTGTCGAGACTACAACCAATACAGTTACTACAACTACTATCTCAAACGCTGACACAGGCGATATACTCGCTTCTGGGTCGGGGTTTGTTAGTTCTACTAAGGAAGGTGACATGGATTCTGATTGGGGTGGTCAGGGGCCAGCTTCTATGCCTAGCGGAAATTCATGTGGTGAGTTAGGTCCAGACAAATGTGCTATGATTACTGGTAGTGGCAATACTACAAGTACAATGGGTGTTGCTGGTATGGGTACTACGTTTACGAACACAATAAATCTAGCTAGTTTAAATATAGATAAGGGTGGTCGAACTAATTACACAATTAAAGTTAACAAAGAAGATGCTAGTGATAGAATTTATATGCACATTACTGGCTATGATGGAAGCACTTCTACTTTTAATGGTACTGATATTCTTTCTGAATCTGGGGTTAATAGTGGGTTTGCTTCTTACACTGGTGGTTTTAATTTTGGTGGTAATCTAACTAGTTTAATTGTTGAGATAGGTGGTCGGGATATTAACTTAGCTGTTGGCCCAATGTTCGATGACGTTACTGTTAATGTACTTTACAATGTAATTAATACTATTGTTACACAGAACATAACTACAATAGAAACCTTCATCTCTTTAAATCTAGGTGGAGATGATATAACTATAGATATAGCTGAAGATATATTTGAACATAATGATGTCGTTGATGTAGGCGGTGTCATTGTAATTGAACCAATGGAGGGGCCAAGTGATGCGACTTACACTGAGATTGAACTTGAACTGGATACACCAGTTATTGAAACGATTGAGATTAACATGGACACGGAACTCGGAGGGGGAACAGGTGCTGACGTACAATCAGACTCCGTCCTATCTAGCCAAGAAGCCAACCTCGAAGCCGAAATCGAAACCAGCACCGAAACCGAAGAAGTCGTTGAAGCCAAAGTCACCGCCAAAGAAGTAAAAGAAAAAGTAGCTGAAGTTAAGAAGGAAGAACCTGTTAAGAAAGTTGTTGTTAAAAAGAATAACAAAGAACAAAAACAAAAAGTAGCTAACAAGATAGTTAAGAACATGGGTTCAAAAGGTAGGTATGACAATACTAACCAGCTCAAAACACTAATGGTTATGAACGTCCTCGCTGATAACAAGAGTTTCTTTAACAACCAAATAGCTTTAACAGACAATGTACAATTATTTACTAATGACACAATACCAGATGGTATTATTAATGATAACAATGTAGCTTTATACTTGTTACAGTACGGTGCTGATACACAGATGATGGCACTAGTAGATATACAATATAAATAGGAGGTAATATGCCAAAGAAAAAAGGACTATACGCTAACATGAACGCTCGTAAGAAAGCTGGTACATCAAGACCTAAATCTAAAAGTACAGTTACTGACAAAGCTTATGCTAATATGAAAGCTGGGTTTCCTAAAAAGAAACGAGCCTAGTATGTATGAGTATGCTGTAAAGAAAGTAGTCTATGTTGTTGATGGTGACACAGTAGATATAGAAATAGATTTAGGTTTTAGTTTAACTAAGAAAGAGCGTGTGCGTCTAGCTGGAATTGATACACCTGAGAGTAGAACACGCAACTTAGAAGAGAAAGAGTTAGGCTTAAGAGCTAAAGATTATTTAAAACAAATGTTAAAAGACTCTAAGAATTTAAAAGTACAGACATCTAAAGATGGTAAGTATGGTAGAATGTTGGGTTGGTTCTTTGAGAATGATTTAAATATTAATTTAGATATGGTTGAGAATGGTCATGCTTGGGCATACGATGGTGGTACTAAGATTAAAAACCTACAAGATTTAATTTCAATACAGGAACAAAGTAATGAGTCTACTTAAGAAACATAAGAATCCTAAAGGTGGATTAAATGCAGCTGGTCGCGCTCATTTTAAAAAAACAGAGGGTGCTAACTTAAAAGCACCTGTTAAGAAAGGTACTAATCCAAGGCGTGTAAGTTTTGCAGCTAGATTTGCTGGCATGAAAGGACCAATGAAAGATGAGAAAGGTAGACCTACTCGTAAAGCATTGGCATTAAAAGCCTGGGGATTTGGCAGCGTTGCAGCTGCGCGTTCGTTTGCAGCTAATAATAAGAAGAGTTAGGTATGGCAGAGGTTGAGTTTGCAGGGGTAAAGTTTACTGGCGGTAGGATGGTTGCTCTGATTGTAAGCTTAAGTACGCTTGGTGGTGGTGCGTATGGTGTGTTCGAGGCATACAAACAATTTACTGACATGCAAACTGCTATCTCTGAGTATGTAAGTCCTGACTTATCCCACATAGATAATCATATGACGTTGGTATCGGGTGAGCTGGGTGTGATTGAGGCTGAGTTTGTTGCGTTGAAAGAGGCAGATACGTTAATGAACGAGCTAGTTAGAGAGCAAGTTAATTCTATTAAGAGTACAGTAGCTGAGTTGCAAACACAGATACACGACCTAAAGATAGAACAGAAGGTTGACCTCTCTGATATGTCTGCACGATTAGATAAGGATATAGAAAAGCAATCGAACAAACTAACAACAAGTATTGAGCAAGTTACTAAAGACTTAAACAAAGTAATTAAATCTACTGACGACCAAGAGAATAGAAACAGGTCAAGCATTAGAGATACAGACCTACTGTTACGCGGTAATGTTAAAACAATTAGAGATATTATCTCATCGTTTGAAATTAGAATGGATGCAAAGCTAACTAAACTTGATGAAAAAATTGACACTCTCGAAGAAAACCTAGATAAGAAAATACAAAGAGCATTAATTAATCCATTACTAGGAGGATAGTATGGGACTATTAAGTACACTTGTTGGGCCAGTCACTGGTATCTTAGATAAATTCATAGAAGACAAAGACCAGAAAGCTTTACTTGCACATGAGATTAGCACGATGGCCGAATCCCATGCGCAAGAAGCACTGCTCGCCCAGTTAGAAATTAATAAACAAGATGCAAAAGGTAACTGGTTTCAATCTAGTTGGCGACCAGCTACTGCTTGGGTATGTGTTCTTGGATTCCTTGTAAATTTTTTGGTGTCACCGTTATGCGCTGGGTTTGGTATTGATATACCTCAAGCGGATACAGGTACAATGTTACCTGTGTTGATGGGGATGCTTGGGCTTGGTGGTTTAAGAAGCTTTGAGAAAACAAAAGGATTAAATAAATGAGTGAATTTAAATTATCGAATAGAAGTCTAGCTAATCTTGAGGGTGTGAACTCTAAGTTGGTGGCGTTAGTTAAGATGGCGATTGCTGAAACCAAGGTAGATTTTGCTGTGATATGTGGGATGCGTACTATTGATGAGCAAAGAGAATTGTTTGAGAAGGGTGCATCAAAGACAATGGAGAGTAAACATTTGCAGGGGTTGGCTGTTGACCTGATGGCTTACATTGGTTCTCGAGCGTCTTGGGAATTAAATCTGTATGACGATATAGCTGATGGTATGAAGAGAGCAGCAGTGTTAGTCGATGTGCCGCTTCGCTGGGGGGCGGCTTGGCACATCGACAATATTGCTGAGTATAAGGGTTCAATGCAAGATGCTATGAATGATTATGTAGATTTGCGTAGGTTTCAGGGTCGTCGTCCTTTTATAGATGGCCCCCACTTTGAATTAGGATAGCCATATTCAGTAACTATCTTATGTATTCTTGACCTACTTAGTTTAAATAGTTTTCCTACTTCCTCCAGAGTAGGTCTGCCCCCACAATGGGGGCAGTTTTCTAAGTAGGTTTTGCAAATCAATTCATTGCGTTCCTTTTCTTGTTTGTAACCCATTAGAACGGTATCGAGTCATCATCACCTAATGCATTAGATACGCTAGATTTAGGTGTGACTTGCGTGCGGTCGGTAACTTGTACGCTAATCATATTAAGTCCAGCGTCTGTAGTTTTTTTCCAAGCTGCAACTTTTTTGTTCTCAACGAAAGCACCTGTGTTATCTAATGGCCCTGAGTAATTAGGTTTGCCATTAGTAACATCCTCTTGCTCAAACATTATGCCCATCTTCTGGTATATTTTAAGCACACGTTGCCCTGATTTAGTAGTAGCAGCTACATAGATAACATCGTTGTCGAGTCCATCGACATTAATCTTCCCTGTTAGTACCATCTTCTCTTCGTCGTAGGGTGGGAATCCAGCACCTCGATTAGTGTTGTCATACTCTGACATTTAAAAGTCTCCTTCTGGTTTAGATTTAGGTTTGATAGGTGTGTGTTTAGCTGGTGTTTTACTAGCCTCGTTACCGTCATCATCTTCTGGTGCAATGCCAGCCATTTGCAATAGACCATAACGTCGAGCGTAAGTAATAGCTGACCCTAGCCCTTGCATAGTTTGTTTCTCTATAACTAGGTAGACTTTAGATTGGAAAGCCATACCTGTTACATGAGTAATGTTAGTACTAACAAAGTCACCGTACTCGTCACGACCTGATGGTTGTGTAACAGTAAAGCCATTGTCATTAAATGGCTTAAGACACGCATCATACACATTACCTAGGTCAGCATAGCTGCTGCGGAAATGTGGGTTGGTTGAGTTCTTAATAGCTTTACCCATTGCTTGTTGCGCTCTGACATAATCGTCAATAGCGACTTGCTTCTCACTTTTAGTTGCCATCTTATGTTCTCCTTTTGATGGTTATTGCTCCACGCTTATTGCGCTTCACGGTTATGTAGTCATTATAGACTTCGCGTTCATTAGGTTTTATTATTTCTTTGAGTCCTTTCTTTGCATTTTCGTATGTCTCAGCTGAACTTTTGTTAGCTGTAAAATCACTAGCTAACATACCGAAATGATTATCGAGTGTAGCATCACGTTTAACCATGCTGTCTACAGGTATAGCATCTGTTAATTTTTTATTATCAACTTCAAAATCGTGAGGCTCTTTATTATGATGTACATGAGCCCAGAAATCTAAGACTTCTTTTCTCATTACTCTAATATACTCATCGTCTCTAGCTATAGCTGTTGCTTGATGCTTAGAGTTACCAAAGATAACAGAGAATATACACAAATCCATGTCAGCTAATTCTAGGTAGCATTGTATTTGTGGCATATAATACTCTACTTGTTTATCCATAGTAGTAAATGCATTGGTATGTTTGCACTCGATGATTGCTTTTTCACCTTGGTCATTGATACCTATAGCATCTATTGTACCTTGCATTGGTGCTATAATTTTATTTGATATAACATCTGATGCATCATGACTGTTAGTATTACTCCAGCCTTTAGCATAAGGTGCTTGATTTTCTGATGCACTCCAGCCAGTTTCTTTTTCTAACCAATATAAATTAAATGGTTCAGTAAAACTACCTAGTTCTACTTGTATTAAATGTGATAAATCCTCAGGTTGTTTGCGACCTGTTTTGATTTCCCATAGCTCATACCATTGTCCGTCCATAATCTTGACGCAATCAGAGCCGCCTATAAATCCAGTTCTTTTCATAATGTGTTCTCCTTGTTTCCATTATATACTAGTTGTCAACAACATCAACCTCATATTTTTTAAGGTCTTGGTTTGTAAGGTTGGTAGCAGCTAAAAGTTTACTGCGCATAATACCATTTTTAATATAGCTTTCTGCTATTGGTTCACCATTACGCACACGTTTCTCCATTATCTTATAGGTATCTAGTTGATAAATTTCTGTTGGGTCTACTGGTACATCTGGTGCAGATTTTTTGGTGCAATCAATAAATGTTTTAACAGTAGGCCAAGTACGTGCGCCATGATTGGCGCGTATCTTAGACTCGACACGCTCGAGCAACGAGTTGAGTTGCTCTTGTGTTACATGAGCCGCGATATTTGCGTTCACATCTTTGACAATAAATGTCAGTTCTTCTCTAAGAGAGTCATCATCCATCCTAGATGGTGGCTCATACCTCTTGAGAAGCCCCTGTACCCACCGTCCGATGGTATTTGTACGCTCAGTATAGTTCATGCAATTACTCCTCTCTATGAAGCTGTTTAAGGGGCAAAGGAAAACTAAGAATATTATCTAATCTTTCTTTGTTTGTCTCTTCGCGTAAGTCATCGATGTCATCTTCCCATCTTTCTCCGTTTAACCAAGTAGATGCATGGGGTATGTACTTCTTAGGTGTGCCATTAGATTTGATTGCTTTAGCAAATTCTTGCGCTGCTATTATGATGTCATACTTGTCGGCTATCTTGCATGCATTATAAAAAGCATAACGTGCTGTCTTCTTTTGCACACGCTTGGGATATGCTTGCCAAAATCTATGGAAGTCTAACTCATCAGGTGACTGTGTGTCACCCAAAGAGTTAAGTTCTTTATTGTTATAACTAATAAGGTTACTCTCTTTGTGTGACTGTGTGTCACTACTCTTGTCTTTCATGTGTGTTCTCCAATGGGCAAGTGAGGTCGTAAAGTGTGGTGTTGCCCTTGCATCCACGCTCTCGATGTAAAAATTTATTATCTTCTAGGTAGTTAATGCAACGAATAACTGTCCGACTAGATAGTCCTGTTCTCTTTGCTATACCTTGAATAGATGGATAGCATACCCCATCTTCATTCACATAGGAAGCAAGAATAATATAGACATACTTAGCTAGTGCATTATTAACTTGCGTTCTGCAAATATTTAATGCTAGTGTATCGGCATATATTGGACGCCTTTGAATCTCCTTATACATTGATGTGTTCTCCGACCAGTAATGTATAACCCTCGACCTGCCATGAGGTCGGGGGTTTTTTTAACCCCAGTCGGGCAACATCCAGTTACGTTCTTTCTTCTTTGGTTCATCTCCTTCTGGGAAATATTCATAGACTGCATACGTCTTGCCATTGTATGTATGCATGTCAGTTGTGATAGTCATACCTTCTTCTCTAAGTATATGTATGACTGCTGCTAATCTAAAGCAGCCGAACTTCTCGAGTGCATCGAGTGGTGTAATCCTGTTACCTTCTTCTAGGTAAGATTTAATCTGGGTTTTTTGTGTTGCTCTTGTCATGTTCTCCAACTAACTCCGCAAACAAATCTCCGTCCATGATAACAAGCGTTTGCGGTTTGCCTGTTCGACGTTTGTAAAAGGCTATGTCTCTGCCTTCTAATACTTTGTAAGGGCTAGGGAAGTTAGACTTATCCCTGTACTTTACCTCACCTACTAGGTTTCTGCCTACCATAGACAGATGTATATCTCCTGACCATTCACCGCCAAGCGCACCTGATAATGGTACTCTCTTAGCTTTGATGCCTACTTTTTCGATGAGCCATTTAACAAACCATCTTTCATGGTAACTTCCCTTTGACTTATTGTTGTTTGCCATGTGTCCCTCTCATAACAATCTAAACAAATAAAATAATGTTTAGTTGGTTTATAACTATGCAACATAGCAACAAACCATTCAGTTGTAATACCGCAGGCTTCACAGTCAGCGGTATTTGATTTCATTCTTTGCTTTAACGACTTCGATTTTGCAACCAAGTGAATCTACCCAACACGATAGCATGAACCCACTTGGTATGCGCTTGTGCTGCTCCCATTTATGTATCAAAGAATTAGTAACACCTATCATAGACGCTAATTGTTCTTGACTTATTTTCTGTTTATGCCGTTCAATAACTAATTGTTCGACTAAAGATTTGTACTGAATACTCATTTAGTCTGCAACGTTATAGACATGGTGTTCACTAGTCAAGCCCATCATCATCTAAAAATTTAAATCTATGTAGAATTGTACAATAACCTACGATATCTCGTAGACTATCTTCACTTATATTGTGATGACAACGTGCTATCTTAACTAGTATCATCATCATTGCTACGTCTTCCTTACGAAACTTGTAGCCTCGAGTGTAGTCAGTCCACATATTAGCAATGTCAGTAAAGTTATTAGCTGCATCACCATACTCTTCATGCCTATCACCATAGATAATTGAGTGTGCTTCTTGCAAAAACTTTTTAGAATTATCAGCTTTGTTACTCTTCGAGTTCATAGTATCCTCCTTCGCAATTACGACAGGGTTCTTCCCTGTGTTCTGGTATGTACATGCCAGCTACACCATAGTCACATGCAGCTGCGTTATATACTGGCAAGGCATAGTTATCTACCATGCCAGTACCGAAACATTCTTTACATTTTAAATAAGTTACAGACATAACTCCTCCCATTCTTTTGATTGTAATGCTGACTTAACTAAATTAGTACGTTCAACAGATGTATTGTGTGGACTACGAGACATACGTCTACCTGTATTGTCAGTAAAATCTGTATGCGTAGACCAACTTGTTAAGCAATTATATAATGCCCACTTAGTATTACCTAGGTCTTGAACGTGGTCATGATATAAACTCATTAGGTTTTCGAGTTGACGCTCGTTGTTTTGCTTGATGCTCGAATGTGTTTTCTTTTTAACAAGTTTAGATTTAAAGAATTGTTCTACAAAAACATCTGAAATAAATTCATTAGCGTATGTATTCCAAATAGATTGTTTATCTTTAAATGTATCTAGCTGGCTAACAATATGATTAGCAGTTGCATCTACATTAACACGACTCGTATGCTTGAGAGAGATGCGTGCTAACGGGTCAGGGAATGTCATACCATTGAGACATACAAGACGTAAGCCGTCAGCTGATATACAATACTTCCAAGCAGCATCATGGCTGCTAAACATTTGTATTCTAAAGTATGAAACGTCACGCAACTGAGTCGGTGAGTTTGTTACCTCGAACTGTAAGTCAGGAAATAAAACGTCAACCTTTAGCTTGCGACCACCTTCATACACAGTAATCTTCTCATTGTAATCACTTGTAATATCAGATGTCTTGATGGCTGACATAAGATTGTCTACGATTTGGTCGTAGTTAATAGGCGTGTAGCTATTGCTATGCCTACCTAGTATTTGATTAGTATCTGGATGGGTGAGTACCTTCATGTCTGGTATCTCAGTACCATCAGCAAGGTATGCTTTCTGCTCTTTGACTTGAAAGCT